TGAGACTGAACGGTTAATATCTCACTACCACTAGGCATTTCTATTTCTTGGTGATGCCTTATGTCTAGGGGATACTTATAGATTACTTTCATCCTTTCCCTCCTTTAATCTCCCTCTTCAGATTATAAATCGCCAAACAATGTAAGAATAACTCCTTCTCTTTCGATAGATCCCCCACCCTCCTATCCTGAAATGCCTCGTCCTCTGTTCTACCGATATTCAGTATGCGAGCATTATCTACCTCGTAGCCATTCTCTCGCAACAGAATTGATTGGGCAGCCAATTGGTAGATGTATTCTGGGTAGACATTTGCACCAGTCTTCACTTCCACTAGCGAGTTGTCTCCGTTCATTTTAGCCAGAATATCCAGGGTTCCCCCAAACCCATACTTCTCAGATACCAGTGGAGTTTCTACTAGGATAGGAGAGAGGGGATGTGACTTTTCCCACTCCAAAAATGAGAGCATACTATTTTCGGCTTGGTCTATCTGGTTCGCTGTATAATCTGAAGTATCAGCCTTCTCTCGCTTCAAATATTGCATGATAAGATAGTGGACAAGAGTACCAATGTCAGCTTTATCGTCTCTGAATTTCCTAAAATCTATGCCTTGAGTGCCAAGTTTCCACGCCCACGGAATCAAAGCTGGCTTGGCAAGTATCCCAGTTATGGTTGTAACACCCGGTACTCTTCGCCCACTCTTTAATTTGTAGATAGTATGTACTTTACTCTTCTCACTTTGTTTTTCGGTCATTTTATTTCACCCTTAACCCATCTAGCCACAACCATAACTTTCCAAGGTTCTATTCTTAAACGCTTGGCTACTTCATTCACTTTTGGTCCCATTTGAGTTCCTCGACTAAAATTAGAGCCATCAGAACAGGAGTCACAACGTTTCTTTGAAAATGCTCGGACTCCCCTACCCCAAGGTTGTATGCCATCACACACAGTACATGCTCGTTCTTTTATCTGCCTCTTTGTAATGCTTGCGTTAGGTATCATTCCACTCCTCCAAACATCTCCTCAAATTTACTTTGTACTTCCTTCGATAACAGACTCAGTATTGCAAGAACAATGAAGGATGGTAGTGCTAGGAGAATAAGGAGACTGCCAACTGGAATTGCTCTTAGATATAAGGGACGCATAATAGCCTCGTTGGGTTATTAGTGAATGTATTAACTTTCTGGTTAAAAGGTATTACTTTTTGAAAATGAGATGGGCTATTGGTAGGAGTCTTTGGGGAAGAAGGTACGATAATAGATATTATGTCACCCAAATTTTCTGGTGTTAAATCAGCGGTAGAGCTTTCTGGACGTGGAAAGCGTGGAACTGAGAGCGTGAGCATTTTACTTTACCTTTCGGTTCAGATTTTCTCTCTCACACTTTAAGTTTCAAAATGAGTATAGTTTATTCCTAGAATTTGTCAAGGTTGCCCCACCAACTCTGATGAGCTAGAAGTTAGTATAATGCTCCGTCAGCAAAGTGACTAGTATTCGCCGAGCTCGGGAGTTATACGGATGCTCAGGCTATCACGCCACAGGACAACCAAATTGTCAAAGGTCTGTCAAGCCCATGAGTTTTCCAAATCTACGGAAAACCTCTCTGTGATTGACTGTTCTTGGAAAATGACGACCAGAACCAACATAAGTACAGATAATCATTCTAGTTAAATAGCCACTAATACTGAGCTTATCCCTCTTGGCATCTCTTTCAATCCACTGCTTGAGGAAACCAAGTTTCTTGGGAATATAGAACGTAATAACAATTCTATCATTCTTCTTTCCTCCGCTTGATTTCTCCACCATCCATAGCTCCTTCCACATCTATTTTCGATCAACATCATATCTCCACTTCAGTATCTTACGGATCAACTCACTCATAGTTAAGTCTTTTTGCTTGGCTTCCTTCTTGAGCAAATTGTAGACATAGTAATCCTCTGGTGTTATCCTGCAAGTCAGTATCTTATCAAGAGTTTTCTCCATTTCAAATCCTTTCGTATTGATTATACAACGCTTTGGTATTTTGTCAAGGGCTAGTCTATTTTGGTGGGCCACAAACGGTTAGAATGACTTGGTGTAAGTGATTCCTGAGAGCTACTAACTCTCCTATGGGGATAGGAAAATTCTGTGTCCCGAGTAGAGGTTTCGGTGGAAGCCAGCACTCTACCCTACCCTCACACTCACAGGATAGAATATCTTGACCATCTATGCGAGTCCTGAATTGTATCTGCTCTCCATTGGTTAGTATCAGTTTTTCGTTATTGCTCATACCTCCCCTTTCTCCACCGGAGGTATAACCAATGTGCCTTCCTTCAGCATCAAAGTAACATCCTTTGTCAGAGTATATGCTTTTGACAGCAGTGCTTGATAGTATTGCAGAGCTTCAACATAGTTCTTGTTTAACTCCTTCAGCGTCTTATTCTCACCCGCAGTCCAATTACGCTGAATCCTACTACTTCTCATCTCCCATTCATGTCCCCCTATTCTATAACCCATATACATGATAGATGCCAGTAAGAGGCCAATGATGATGTAAGGGGCTAGATGGAAAGGGGAGTTATGTTCTAACATTTTCTTCTACTTGAACTAAATCAGTTTGTGTTTCATTTAGCTTCCAACAAAGGCATAATCCATGTGCATAGTCTCCGTTCACACTTAGATAATGGTCTTTGGGGAGCTTTTTTACATCTATAAACAGCTTGTTATTCTTTGTGTGATAAAGATAGTCAACATATTCTTCTGATGCCAGTAGTGCAAGGTATAACTCTGGCTTCAAATAAATTGTGTCCATTTCTTTTATACTTTTTCCATTTGGTTCTAGGTGGTACTTACTCCAATGTATTACATAAGAAGGGGAGTTATGATTCAACATATTGTTCTTCCTTATTCGAAGTTTCAACAAGCCTACAAAACTCATTGAAACATTTTTCGCAAAGTTGAATGCTATGCCCTGGGTGATACCATTCCTTGTTTCCTACTACCTTTTTGTTGCATCTAATACAACGAAAAGGTTTATGACTCAACATCTTTCTGCATCTCCTCCCACTCTGTCAATATCATTTCATTCCCATTCAACCCATCCCTGTTCACGATTAGCTTCACGATACGATTCATGATTCCCCTTATGGAAAAGTAATGCTGCTCTTGGAATAGCGTTTCTCAAGTTGCTCTTTGCGGAGTAAGTATTTCTTTAAGTCTCGGAGATGACAAGTAGATTGTTTCTTCACAGAAGTAGAACGAAGAGGAAAGTTGGCTGGTTTTAGTTCATGTAAACATTCCTTACAAAAACAATAAACAGGATGTTTCATTTTATCTCCTCCCCGTCCTCCAGCGAGTAAACATTCTCCTTGGGGTCACAGAGGAAATACAAACTACCATAGAAGTAACAGTCATCAATGTTTGTATCTTCCCCATTCCACCCACTAGGAATAGTAGTTATTTCACTCTTAGGGACATAAACATTGTTTTTAGGGACATTTGATTTGTTTAGTTTATCAGACATCTGTTTAGTTTTCTCCACATACCCCTTTTCGGTGCTATGTCAACGAGACTTGGTATCACCAACCGAGTGTACCCTGACCGTGTGGAGCCACCACCATTGCCTACAGCATTACCCAGGAATAGCTGTAAGATTGGGTGGCACACTTACATATCGTACAATTTATTGTAGTTATGTTCAATCTATCCCTATGTTCAGCTACCATTGAACATTTTATTTCCATACAGTAATATTTATTTCCTCAAAATGCCCTCAATAGGGTGTAGTGAAGTAGTTAAAATAAGTGTAGTCACTCTTTCTTTGCGTCAATAAACAGATCATTCTTGAGAAACGAATAGCTGTCTCTCATCTGGTTAATTCTATGAGTAATTAACTGATAATTGCGTTCTCGGTCAGCCAGGAGACATTGAAGGTCAAAGATGTCTTTGTCAAATTCCTCCAACTGTGCCAGTTTTTCACATACACCCAGTTCGTTCATTCCGATGTTCCCTCTATCATACCATTGACTTTCATTTTCTTATACTTCTTTCTCTTTACATTTATAGCTTGGTCTGGCTCATACAAAACATCAACCAAACCCTCTTCAGCTTCCATCTCATCCTGAAGCTCCCTTGCAATATCCCATTTATAGATAAAGAGGACTGGAAGGTCAGGATCATCAGTTTCTTTGCAGACTCTCCCACCCTCTTTGAGTACCTTTATCTCATCAGAGTCTAGTTCAAGTTCGATTGGGTCGTCCATTGTAACCTCGACAAATTAGGTTAGTGAGGTAGTTTGCTTCGTTAATGATTAGGAATTTCATATTATTTTCTCTGTTGATTACTGATTAGTTCTATAAGCATTTCTCAACATGGACATTATAAATCCCTCTGGTAGTGGACTAGCATCTTTCAATGGAGCTTTTTTCGTAACCTTCAGTTGCCATTCACCATCACACTGGTTCCTTATTACTTCTATCAATCCACAGCCCCACGGAATGTCACGCCAGTCAAGTACCTCTTTGGGCACTACAAAATAAAATTCATTTGAATACATCATAGCAAGCCAGCGTTTTTCTGGCTTCTTTAGCTCATTTATGAAGTCGTTTTTAGTCAACTTAATCTCGAAAGCAATTTTCAAATAACCTTTCGATGGCCAGCAGTTAAGCACCATTATATCAATATACTTTTCAGTAAACGGATAGCCATCCGTATACTTTGATTTGTAGCCAGTGTTAGTTCTCACTTCCTTCAAAACCACCCATTCATCAGTATTATACTGCTGACAAATAATTTCCTTTATTTTATCTGCATCAAGTATCTGTCCTAGACTCACTCATCCCTCCATATTCGTTACTGGTGATTCTATGCACTGAACAATTTTCCTTGAAATAAGAATTCATGGTCAACTTGTCGCTGGTGCAAATAGTTTTATTCGCTTTAACTGTCGTAATGCCATCCACATATTATCTTCATGCCTGTAAATAACCCAGGGTCTGGGATGTCCCGACTGATACTTTCGACGGAGTTTCTTTTCAGTTTGAAATTTAATTGCTAGTTCTGCTTGTTCTTTTTTTAACAGTAAGTAGGGCAAAATATTCTGCAAAAACTGATTGGCTTGGTTAGCCTGTATACACCATTGATATTTTGGGTAATGTCCACATGGTGGTGGCTTGCATTTACAAGTATGTCCTCCAAATTGCTCGTGAAGCCAATGCGTCAACAATTGGTCTGAGCTACTAACGAAAATATGAAGATCGTAAATGTGGGGCCAAAAGGAGTTATGTTTCTTACATCGGCGGATATGAACACATCCCTCACCATCTATGATTCCGGCCGCATAAGCTAGCGTAATTTCATCCAATAAACATCTTTCCTTCAAATTCAAACTTGTAATCTACAACACAGACTGGTTGTATTTGAAAGTACTTTGTCTTAGGATCAAGGTAAATACACACCCAACCCTGCTGCCAGTTCGGTCTTTGCTTGAGATATTCAGCCTTCAATTGACACATACAAAATGACTCAACGGCAATATATTGCTTCGGTATTCCCGCTTTCCATGTTGTTTTATAATGCACTCCGCCACGATGGGAATGTCCACGGATAAGATTGCAAGTATGGTCTCGCATACTCAGACGAGCAGAATAAGCAGATTCCGGTGATAAAGCAGTACCGTGATGGATGTAGATGCCATGATAGTCAATACCATGTGGTGCGTATTTAATATTGTAGTCCTTGAGTTTTAGCAGGTTAGAAATATTGATGAATTCTTCTTTGAGTGAAGCTATCTCTGGATGTCTCCACAGGTATCGCTCAATCCAGCCTTCGTGATTTCCAGGAATCAAGGTAATATCGCTATCGGGTGATGTTTTTCTTAATCGAGCAAAAATATCCCGTGTCTGTTTTAGTTCGTTCTTAAAGTCCCCTATTCTGTTGGGGTTGCGAAGGAAATCAGAAAATCCATGCCAGTCATTTATGTCGCCATCTATGAAATGTTTATCGGGTTTGAAGTGCGGGATGAATTGGTCAATAAAGAGGTCCAATAGCCTATCGTCCTGAAATGGTGTATGTAAATCCCCATATACGATAGACTTCTCAAAACCTTCCTTACCTCCCGAGTTTTTCTCCCATCCATGTCTCTTGCAATATTTACGAATTGCGTCATCGCTCATGTAGACATTATGCTCTTCACGAAGGATCTGAGAAAGTTGAGGGTAAGTGTACTTGTTTATATTGTCCTTGAGGAACTCTTCTATTTTCTCTGTCATGTGGCCTCCATATAGGCCGTTTTTAGCCCCTATCTTTTCTGAGATGGTAAATAGTATGGCTCACAGATAACAAAGCTCAAATCACATAACTAATTATGGGAATTGTAAAACTAGGTAGGCTTGGAGGAACCTTGCATCTAAGTGTACTCGCTTTCGAACTAAGTCAAGCCCCTAGAAAATCCTACCCGCCACTATACCGGCAATGATAATCCCGATGATCCACCACAGTCTATTATCTAATCTCTCAAGTTTAGAATAAACATGATTTTTCAATTCATCTTTAAGGAATTGTAGCTCTTGCCAAATAAGTTTGTGCTCTGGATCTTGTGGTTCTTGCATTGTAGTAGTCCTTATTTATCCAAATTCCGCATCATTTACAGCAGTTAATATTTCATCACTTGCTTTTTTACAATTTTGACAGATCAACTTATGATGGTAGTTCCCCTTTGTTTTGTGTCCACTATAAAACCGTACCTGGATTAGATAGCTCATGGGAATAATCCGCAGACAGTGGAAACATTCCCCGTAGTCAAGATTTACCTTTTCCTGTGAGATGCCTTCCTGCTCTTCCACCGATACTTTCTCCTGTTTTTTTGTCTGTTTCTGTTTGCCATTGTTAGTTTATTTGACAAAACTTCCATTTTGTGCTAGTATCCTACGAGCAAGACTAGGAGGTAAAAGAGGTGAAGTATGGCTTTATCTTGTTGTATTTCTCAGTACTTTTCTTTTTAGTAGTACTGCTTATATGCTTGCCTAGTCAAGCTACGGTTATATGAAGATTACGAGGTACTTTCAAACACTCGATTGGGATAAATTGGTTCCCAAGATCATCGCTCTGAGTCTAGTAGTAATTGCAATCGTCCTAATCATTATGGCTGTTAGAATGCCCACAAGACGAATAGAGCGGGTACCAAAAGCACGTTGGTACGAATATTAGTATTCATACCATGCTTTCTTAGGTTTCTTTTTTCTAGATTTCCAGGTCTGAACGCCTACTCCAAAAAATGCCGGGATACCAGCTCCGACTGCTTTCCCTAAACCACCATCCCTATAGGCATCAGTTATGTCCTGTATATACATTGGCACAAGTTTCTGTTCTGCAATGTTCTCAATCGTCATATCTTCTCCACTGAAAGTTTTTGCTCCAGTCATTAACTCCCTGGCCAACTGTGGAATGGGGGCAAACTTTCCTTCACTAAATCTCAGGATAGTTTCATAACGAGTAGTAAACGGATACTCGTCTTTATTCAAGGAAATTATCTCACCTGTTGCGGTATTTTTTCTTTCCCCCATAATTACTTGAGCAAATACCCTTGCCCATTGTTGAAATCCTCCCCAAATATCAAACCGGGTATCTCCAATTCTTATTTTTCCAAAATCAGAACTTCTCGGATCTGTCTCAACGGAAACCTTATCACCAGCACTCAACTTAATCAAAGCCAACGTGGTTAATCCTGCTACGACAAATTTAGCAAAATCACCAAGTGCTTTTTTTCGTATTTCTTTTGGTTGTTTAGCATACCAAACTGGATTCAAGGCATTGAAACGAGCACTAATTAAACGAGGGGAAAAGAAAACTGTGTTCAATTCTGGGCCTATTTTGTCTAGTGCTCCCAAGCCACCTCTCCCAGTAAAAGTATTAACTACACTAGCGGCAGCCTTGAAGTGTTTTATATCTTTAACGGGACTCATACCTTTCGATAAGAGTTCATCAGCCCAGACCTTAAAAATGTCAATTCTTAATTTATTCAAGAATCCAACATAAGACCTTTCAGCGAATGTTACTGGAATCTCAAGGATCGGAACTTTTTGAAGAAATCTTGAAATAAATGGCTCTTCCCTTCCACCCATTCCCACTCTTGCGGGGTCAGTGATAGCCAACCCACTCTTTCTCATTAGGGAATAAAGTTTGTCTTTAGGTAAATCTTTGAAATATTGTTGGAAGGATTCTGGACTAAAGGCAAACTGGAACGTCTTACCAATTGCTTTTGCTGAAAGTACAGGATGAGCAGGAATTTCAATAATACCTTGTCTTAGGAATGCTGACATATCAGCAGTTGCCAACAGTGCTCTCGGTACATTAGCAGCTTCTACCAAAAGGTCTTTGGCTTTAGTTCCCCAGAGTCTTTTGGAAAGAATATGTTTAACTAATTCAGACCCATAGATTTCTTCTAATAAAACTAATTTTTTCGCTTGGGGAATCTCACCCATCAGTAAATTGGTCAAACCATCAGCGGCAGATATTTTCTCCCAGTTGTCTAAATAAGGATGCTTCCAAGTTCTAACATAGAGAGACTTAAGTTGTTCCTGGGTTAATTTTTCCTTGATTGGTTCAAACACAATCTTAGCTTCCGGCGGTACTAACTCACCCTTTAACTTAGATAGTATCATCCTGTAACCTTCTTCTCCACCAACCGTATCAATGGTGTCCTCAATAAATTTCTCTACTTCCCCTATTCGTTTTGCCCTTTCTGCGGTATATGCTTTCTCAATTGCCTTCCTTGCAGGTTTTGCCTGCTTAATCAGCTCGGTCAGTCTTACTACTGGGTCAATGTCTGGTTCTGGAGCAAATTGAGGCATTTCGGATGGAGGTGGAGTTGGGGGAATGGGTGGAATGGGTTGAAAGCCTACCAATGTTCTACGACCAGAGACCACATCGTAAAATTTGCCCTCTGGGTCTACCCAACCAGGCTCCATCTCTTTATATCGTTCTCCCAGTCGTGCCATCATATCCGTATGTATAACCTCGCCTTCCATGGCTTTAACTATCTCGCCAGTTTTAGTATCTCTCATAACAAGAGTAAACTCTTCTGGCATTTCTCCGGGTGGAACTTTTGCTTCTGGGAATAAAATTGTTTTAACCTCTGTTCGTAAAAGTTTGTAGTGTTCTTTTTCTGCTATCCTAATGTATTCCGATGAAACTGCCTTTCCAGGAAGCTTTTGTTCAGCTAATGAATGTGCTTTACTCATTAACTCTGATACTCTAAACTTATCCTTAGCTGCCCGAATTATTTCTTCCAGTTTAACACCATCATCTTTAGCATAATCATATAATTCTTGTCCTGTCTTGTCTTTCATGCTAAATAGTTCTTTTTGAACGTAGGCTCCTTGACCACTTGTTGTTGCTGGTTGGATAAAATCTTTCTCTGTTAGACGGGATAATGGACCAGCCTTTGGTACTACTTCCTCCCCAGGTGGAGCTTCTGCTAGTGGCTTTGCTATCTCTTCTTCGACAATCTTTTCTTCGGCAGTTATTCGTTCAAATGGTATAACCGCAGTACCCGTTTGCTTCACTTGGTCTATCATAATTGGAATGAATTTGTTTAATATAGGTACTACTGCTTTAGCAAATTCTTGACTTATCTCACCCGTTACTGGTGAACCAATGTAATGGTCAATGGTTTCGGTAAATGGTTTGAGTATTTCGGGTGTGAGTTTGACACCGGCTTGACTCAGGCCAACTTTTACTTGGGACAATAGACTAGTTTTGACCTGTCCGGTAAGACCAGAAACAGGTTTGAGTAGAGATTTCTCAACCTTACCCAACCAACTCATAGTTTCAGGGAAGTATGTAGCTTCCAGTTTGGTAGTAGTGGGTAATCTGAGGGTGATCTGTGCTTTCCTTATGGCATCTTCTAAAGTTTTTACACGGCTAGGATCTCGTGCTTGTATCTTTGCAAAATTGTCTCTGGCAAATGCTTCGGCAATTCTATCAGACTTACCATGAGCTAAATACCTACCGAGTCCCGTTATCGCAGTAGCGGTAGTGTAGCCTGCCATAGCTCCAAGAGCGATAAGACTCCCGGCTTGGGCTAAAGTAAGAGCTTGCCTTGGTATATCCTGTTCTAGCCAATCCGGTAAATCTTTCTGTTCGGGTGCAAATGTCCTCGCAAGCCATGTAGCAGCTTCACCGATACCAATTCCAGCTCTAGTTAGACCCTCTCCCCATAGAGCTGGAATTGCCTGTGGCCCTTCTGGATATAACCATTCATATCCAGCCTTAGCATCCTCCCACCAAGGCTTGTCTTCCCTTTCCGTTGGTGATGCTGTCTTGAACCATTGCTCTAGTTCTATTGCCATCTTATTGTCCTAATTCTGCGTATAGTGCATCTATCTCTCGGTCTGATAAGCCAGCCTGTCTCATAAATCTACGTGCCCCATCAAGACTTATTCCTTCGTTCTTCTCCAGTATTCCAGCTAGAGTTTCACGGGGATCTGGAAGTAGAATTTGCTCTCCAGGACCAGCAGTGGGTGTCTCTTCTTCTCGACCAAAAGGCCACCAGTCTTTTCCAAGTTCTACAAATGTCTCTAGCCCTCCTCTCATAAATCCCCCAAATCGTTGAAGGACTCCTTCGGACTCTTCAATATCCTGCTCAGGCAAAATAAAGTTCTCACGAGCACAAGCAGTTTGTACAATTCCAGACCAAAGTATTGGAGTAAATCGTCTCCAAAGGAGCCAACCCTTTTCCTTGGTTGTAAGTTCTGGTTTCTTGAGAATGGTTGTTATATACTCAGCATCAGTCATATTTACTGGTAAAGTCTTTTTATATTCATTGGTTTTATGTTCGGATTCCTTCTCTTCGGGTATTCTACCACAAATCCCTGCCATTAAATCCACTACCCTACCCTTACTACCAGGCTCCCAAATATCTCCAGTCTTTCGATTAAAGATGCTACCATAACAATCTAATGCCATATCCTTTTCGTCATTGCTTATTCCAGTTATGGCAGATTGTAGGGCGCCAGGAATCTCAATTGGAACTTCCTCATCTTTCTTTGCGGCTGCCTTGCGTGCTTCCCCTCGAATTGACTCACTTTGTTTTATCATTTTATCCACAATAACTTTCTCAGCTATACCAGTAACACTAAGTCCCGTAGCTTCATGTGCAAATTTTCTTATTGTTTCCCTAAAGAGAGTTTGTGCTTCGGGTTTAGTGAATGGTACTTCTCCTGGCCCAAACCACCATTGGTCAGGCTTATCCCACTTCTCAATTGCTTTCTTTAGACCCAGTTGTGCTATATCTTTGGTAAGTTCAGTAAGTGCAATTGCCTCGACCCGGGCTTTTAGCTCATCAGTTAATCCTTCCTTGGTTATCTTCTTTTCTGTTTCCCTCACCTGAGTTTTGAGAGCAGTACTATAAACTTCAAGGTTTTCCTTATCCTGTTTCTGTTTTGCCTCTACTGTAACCCCTAGCATATCCGCAACATTCTCAGCCGTCTCCTCGCTCTCACCTGCCATTTGTAGCATTTTTGCACTAGCATCCACAAGGTCATCATCGTCAATTCCCATTTCCCTAAGCATCTTTACATATTCAAACTTCTTATCTATTCTTTCATCTTTGTACTCACGCTCTGCATCTGCTGTTTCTCTGGCTTTCTCCTCGAGAGCCTCCTTATGTTCTCTCTCAGCTTTCCGTTTATCATCCCAATACGTCTGAACATCCTTAGCATGTTGTATTGTCTTTGTCTCAGCTCGCTCAAGTTCTGCCTTTTTCTCTTTCTTTCTATCCCAGTCATCCGGTAACTGTCCTGTTAGAGAAACAACATCTTGGGGAGTCCAACCATCTGCTGCTAGTGCTGAAACAAGTTCTGATTTATTCCAATCTTTGGTTTCATACAAATCAAAGTAGTTCATAATACGTTTTTGCATTCCACGTTGCTTTACTTTAAGGTCTTCTGCTTTACTTTTTACATCCTCTCTTTCTCTTTTCTCTTTCTGTGCCTCCCTACCTATTACCCCTATTGCTGTAACCTTCTCTTCTCTTTTTGCTTCTATTGCAGCCCTCGATGGAAGATGAGCTGTAGCTGTTGCTGCCTCTGACGCACTCATACCTTCATTAATAAGCTGTGCTATTACCTCTCCCTGCGTCCACTCCCCACTTGCACCCATTTCAAGATAGCGAGCCATTCGTCTCCTCGAGTGTATCTGTCTCTCTCTTTCCTCTCGCTCCTTTTCCGCAGTCAATTTCCTTGCTCTAGAGACCTCTTCCTCAGTTCTAATAGCAGCAAGTTTCTCCTCGGTAGGATATGGTATCCATTCACCACCCACCTTTCGCATTCTTTCTTCCGTAGGTTTCAATGCTCCCAAGAGTTCTTCCTGTGTAGGCCCTCGTCTTGCAGGTTCTCTCTCAACCTCTCTTTCTTCTGGTAGCTCACCCCAAATCATTTCTCTTGCTTGAGTTAGGGGTATTCCTACCACGGTAAGTGCAGTTACCTTTTGAGCTGGTGTTCGTCCACTCCGTAAAATACCTTGTATTTCTTCTATTCTTTCTTGTTCTGCTTTTTTCGTCCTCTCTTCCGTTGCATGTTCCTCTCGTTCCCTTATCTCTTTCGCTTTAATATTTTTAAGTTGCTCTATTTGCTGTTGTACCTGTAATTTCTCAAGAGGAGACATCTTCATATATTCTTTACTTCTCAGTATGTCAGCAAACTGACCTCCAGTAAGTCCCTGTATACCCGTCCTTGCGGTTGGTTTTTCCCCATACCATTCCTCAAGTCGTCTTGGCAAATCTCTCTTGTAAAGTTCGGGATGTTCTTCATATAATTTCCCCTCTGGACTGTACATACCAAGTCCACCTTCTTCCCAGAGATAACCACCAGGAGACCAACCACCTAAAATATCAGCAAATTCATTTCCATTCATTTATTGACCTCCCCTACCACTGGAAGGGATACAATCGTGCTGCTTCCTGAAGTTCCTGTCTTTGACCTGCCAGTGTCTTACTCCAACGCTCTATTCTAACTTGTTGTCTTTCCCACTCTTCCCTAGCCTTTCTTTCAGCAACTTCTCGTGCATATCGTTCGGCTTCAGCTCTATCCCTTGAAGCCTGATACCGGGATTGATAGGCTTTCGTATATTCCTCTCTTCCAATCTCGTAAGCCTGCATTTTTGCCTGCTGAAGCATCTGCGCCTTTTGAAGTTCCATCTGATATTTTTTCATACTAAGTTCGGCTTGTGTCTGCCACTTCTGCATTGAGGAAACATTCTTAGCCTGGGCTGCCCTTGCCTGGGATTCATAAGCTCTCAGTCTCTCGGCTATTGCTGTTTGATAAGCAGCCTGCTCCGATGCTCCCTTGGCCTGAGCTGCCCTTGCTTCAGACTCATAGCCTCTTATCCTCTCCTGAGTTCTTCCAGCCCAACCCCTCTCTCCTACAGCTACTTCCCTTGCAGCCTCAGCAGCCTGGTATTCCACATATTGCTGTCCTCTTCCCATAGCAGACTCGATTGCCTCTTGTCCATAAATAGTGATCTGCCTTGAAAGGTCAGCTAAGGATTTCTGTCTTTCCTCTTCCAACTTTCTTATTGATTCCCCATGTATTCCAGAGCCAGTCAGTCCCCTTGCAGACATCTCCTCATCTATCCTGGTTAGACCTTCTTCATATTGTGTCCGCACTCTCTCCTCGCCTCTCTGGTAAATAGCTGATTCTGCTCCAGCGGTTCCCGCTCCCCTCATTCTCTCTGATATAGTCTGTTGAAGCTGAGTTGTTATCCCTCCAGTTTCCGGTCTCCTATATTCAGGATAAGCCTCTCTCGTAGGCTGATATGTAGGAAGTTGAGTTATGGGATATGCCCCGCCTACTGGCTGATAAGTTGAAATATCCATTAATTCGGGTGCTACTCCAATTCCCGGAGCCTGGGGAAAACGACCCATCTCGGGTGCTGCTTTATATGCTCCATAAGTAGGGTATTGACCATAATCTCCCGCTGTTCCCCTCCTTGTCATTGCTGGATAAACTACCTGTCCCCATTCTCTACCAACATAGCGTCTCTCGGGATCCATAAAAATCGCCTCCTCTTAATTAATCACTAATTTGAGCGTAGTACAGGTAACAGTATGGTCTGCCTGACCTGGCACTCCAGGGTCAGTCCAATAATCAAGATTAACTATTTTTTCAAGAGAAAACATAAATTTTGAATAACCACCCCTGGTAACATCGCTCGGATTAATACTTATTTCAATTTCGTCTGAGTCATCTTCTTCTTCTGTAAATTCTCTCTGTTTTATTAATTCTCCCCCCGTCCAATCTTCACTATCTACTGCATCTCCATAATCAAACTTGTAAATATACAAAACTGGATTCTCTGTTACATCCTGCAACGTTACATACACATATTCCATCACGAATTTAACAGAGTTGACAGACATTGTGTTTCTAGTATCAAAGGCAGCATAACTCTGATATGCCCGTATGAGATAATCTTCTGTTATCGCTATTGCATCCACCCTCCAAGTTACAACGACATCTTTGTATGTTGAAGGCCCTGAATATGAGGGATCATCCTCGTAATCAGATTTAGCTATGGTGTAGTTAGTCCCCTCACCTCTGCGTATATAATAACCCCCTCCGGGTAATGGACTATACTCGGCGGTGACTGAACCATATAGATTATTCACGTAGTCATTGAGCATTGCTGCACTAGCTGGTGACAGGTCTGGTAATGTCAATCTCGGTAAATCAGCCATATCGTGGAGAAGCCCCAGTAATTCATTGAACCAAGATAACCAATACCCCCAAGGCCCCCAGTCGAGATTAAAATTGAATCCCGTACCCTCAAACCAGTTGGGCCATTGATTAATAAAAGTCGGCCAGTAGTTTTCCCACTCTGGCAAATACCAATCGGGTGGAGAGTATGTCACCCAATCGGGACGTTGGGAATAATCGGGAAAATCGAAATCCAGAAGAAAGTAGGGCATGGATACGCCGTACTTACAAAATAAATCTTCCATCATCCAGTTTATTTGAGGAAAAACTTCTTTGCTGAATTCTGTAATTTGAATATGGCCTGCTTCGACTGGCACTAGATTGTTCCCCTTCTATCAATTGTCTCATATCTAAAGATTATCTGCCAGACTTTGAATTCCTCAACACCTGTATGGGAAATTTTAAGTCTGAATCTTTTCCCTACGAGTTCCTTGCCACAAGAAAATCTACACTCCTTCATAGTCGCTAATACCGGGGTTATAGTCTTAGACCAGTTTCGTCTTTCCTGGTCAACATCGAACCTGAAAGTTAAATCCTCACTAGCTAAAGCACAGTAGACAACACATTCCTTTATTCTTTTTGTTACATTTGGCAGTCCGAAATCAAAGTATTTCGACTGCCAGTAGCTTACTATATTAGAACCATCGTCATCGGTTCCAGTATCAAGTTGTCTTACAAAGCCACTATTGCACGCACCGTAGAGATTATTAGCAAGGTCAAGATAGAAAGCATTGACTCCATATTCATATTCCGTACAAGCTCCAGAGATTGTATCCAGAACTAGGGTTTTATCCTGAGTTGTACTGCTATTCGGTGTATAAGAAAGCCAGTATCTTTTGTTGTAATGGATACCACACGCATTCTGAATATAATCTGAATTAATGCCATCTATCTTGGTCTTGAAATTGACTGACAAATCCTGTATGGTTGTTCCGTTGAAATTAAGAATACCGCTATCGTGAACCATAATTATGGTGTTGCCAGTGTTGGCTAGACTACGATTAGCAAAAGACCCTTTTCCTGAGACAATCTGTCGTCTCACAAAGTCTGCTACTGAACATCCCGATATATGATGAATCTGATGCTTTTTGAAAATTATTAAGTTAAAGCCTAATTTAGAAAGACCAGTTATCTTTTGACCGTCTCCTTCGAGTATTCTAATTCCCGTAAGTCCCGTAGCGTCAATGTCAGGTGGGTCTTCCTCATCGGTATACATCACCCTAGAAGCCTTACTCGTTCCGTTACCAGCAAGTTCACCACCAGCCATAAAAATTCTATCTCTGTGTTCAATTATAAAGGGAGCCTTAATTGCTGGATCGTAGACAGAAGCAACGCTCCAGTCTGTAGCAGATAGCGTGCTATTTGATGCAGTTATTATTTGGGGGGTATCTGTATCATTGGCTGCGTAACAACTATTTTTATGACTGATAAAGTTCCAACGAGCTCCTGCATACCCAGTTGCCCCAGAAATATCCTGCCAGACATCACTTCCATCTAAACAATAAAGTTTACTTCCTGCCCCACAGATGAATAAGGGATCATCTAGTGCATCTTTATAGAATTTATATAAGCCCAATACACTAGGACTACTTGTTATAGCAGTATCATTGACTTTATCTATGCCGGGCCTGTTTCTAAGATAACCCCTGTAATCTACATCTACATTAGCGAGGTCAGAAGCCTCATTGTCTTTCAAAAGAAAGTTTGACGTTTCAGTATTCAGTCCTAAGAAAGAAGTAAGAACATACTCTCGCATTGCCATTATCCAGACTCCTTGTTTTCCCTTTCATCCCAAGTATCGGTTTCCTTCTCTCTCTCATCCCAATCATCCTCATCGTCCTCTTTTGTTCTCTCTACCCAAGTATCAGTTTCCTTGTCTCTCTCTATCCAGAGTTCCATCCACAACTTTTCTATGACCGTAATAGCATCTGAAACACTAATTCCAGCTATACTCGTTAGCCCTGAGACTAATTCACTTAACGTTATACCATCATTTACTGAAATAAGATTAACGAGACGGGCAACCATACTTTCCGTAACTGTAAGATTGTCAGAGACATCAATATCTCCAAGACTCGTCATAGTCTCAACTAGTTCTGTCAATGTAAGAGAGTCGTATACAGAAATATTAGATGTAAGACGTCGAGCTAGACTTTCTGTTACTGTAACCGAATCATAAACTGCTAGTGCAAAAAGAGTAAGTACATGGACAGCTTCTACATCAGTAACAATTACATTATCAGAAACACTAACGTAAGAGCCTCCTGCCATTGATACTGACTCAGTAACGGAAACTGAGTCATGTAGAGTATCTGCAGTGTAAGTGGCATAGATAGATATGTGGTAGTCAGTATAGCCACCAGGAACAGCTGGGTCAGGAAAAGTATTATAACTCTTGTCGTCCCAAAATGCCTGATTATCGTCACCCGCATCCTTCCAAAAACCAATCGCCCAGTTAGCCCAAAGACATAAATAATATTCTGTATTTGCTAAAACGGTTGGGGGAGTTGGAAAAACAAAATCTAGCCATCCAGCACCATGTTCTTCATGTTCTTCTGTTACTCCATTAGTCACAAGGCTGAGGTCAAGATTATAAATAGCGCACTTAACTTTCCAGTTTGTCTCCGCTGCCTCAGTATAGAACGTAAGTTTTTCAAGAGTACCAGCACTGCCCGATGTAAATTTACATCCAAATACTCGATGTTTAGCACTAATACGAGTACCACCTATTGTTGTTCTTCCAAAAGGTGCGCCAACAGCAGATTTAATATTGCAGATGAGTTTTGGTACAAGGCTTTCAGTAACGGTTGCACTGTCGTAGACATCTATTTGTGGCAACCAAGGACTTAGAACAACAGTTACATCCTCAGTCACAGTTACAGTGGCACTCATCTAATAAACTCCTGTTCCTCACCCTTTGATGGATATTGCATTCCATTAAAATCAATATGTCTACAAAATATGTTCGTATCAACCATGAATGGATACTTCTTCCTCTGATACTTAGGCCAACCTGCCTTTTTGAAGATGTTATCTTTCATAACTCTGGTACACCAATGTAAGTCCTCAGTTCCAACAGCCTTATGCCAAGCTCGTTTTTCAGGATCGTACCACTCATTACAAGGAGTCTCAAACACTTTTCTAACTTTAATCCCTACCATTGGCTCATACTCCTCACTTTCATCATAGACAGTCTTGAGGATAGACTTGTGTATCATAGTACAGCCCATCGGTATGCCATCACACCAAACTTCATCACCGATCTTCCACTTGTCATAGAACGAATTACCTCTACCTCGATAGATGAGAGGTTCAGCGGGAACTGACTTAGAGAAGTAGAGACCACACCATACTGGCACATCAACCTTCCTCATCCTCTCATTCCACCTCAGTACCGTACCTGGAGGCAGAACTACATCGTGGTCAATGAAAAAGAGCCATTCATAGTCTCGTTCTATAAATCTCTGAGCTATGATGTTACGAGCATCTGCCACTAGGTGCTTGTAGGGAGCCTCCGTCTTAATCCACTCAATACAGTCAACCTGAGACCAGTTACAGGGAACAGTTTGGTTGTATCTTCCCATTACCCACTCAAAGCGTACTAAGCCAGTTACAGGAATGCCTACCATGATGCGTTTTGCCACAGCCTGTTCAGGTATCTCCATCTTTCATCTTCTCCAGTACAATTACTGAGTTTCTAGAATTTTTTAAATGACACTTTTTGCAAAAAGTTATGCCGTTATTGATATTCCAGAGTTCTTCGCAATTTACAGCTTGATTAAAAGTTTTAATATCATTCAATTCTAGTATCAAAGCAAAAGACTCTATATGATGAGCATTTAATTCAATACCTCTACGATTACATTCTTGGCAGGTAAAATCATCTCTAGTAAATACATCCGACCTCCATTGGCGATATTTAAAACTGTGTCTTATTTTTAGTTCTAATGGAGTAATTCCACCTTTCCAGTTAGGATTTTTCTTGCCACTAAATGCTCTACTCATTTTTAATTTCTGTTGAAGTGAATTAATCCTTCTATGATTTTTACTAAGTGTTTTTTTATGCTCCTCTGAGAGTTTTCTACCTGTCAGTACCTTACTTATTTTTTCTCTAACTTCTTTTCTTTTAGATGGATTAGCATCACCATATTGTGGCAGTGGTTTTAATCCTAATCTTTTATGAGTTTCACTAATTTTCTTTCTCTGTTCTACGGTATTTCGAATGCCCAATCTACTTGGTGGTTTTATACCACGTCTACGAGCAGACTGACTCATTTTTTGCTTACTTTCTTCTCTGTGTTTTGAATTTTTTCGCATTTTTTATTTTTCTTAAAACAACTTCAATGTTTCCGGTGGTTTGCCAGCAAGGGAAACCCTTCTCAATAGCCCAAGGAGAAGGACGATAGCCACTATAGAGAGGGTACTTGGGGTCAAAATACATAAATGTTGCCTCTATAATTTGAGCACAATGAGTTACATCTTGTTTATAACCAGGTGAACCAGCATAGGGAGCTGAGATAGCAAGATTTCCATCAACCTTTGTAATCCTCCACAACTCATTCATTACCTCATAGAAGAGCCAAGGCTTTATATGCTCCAAGATGTGAGAGGCTATTATTGTCAAACAGCACTCATCAGGTAGGGGATAAGGGAATACTTCAAGGTCGTGTACTATGTCAATGCCTGGAAGTTTACGCTTATCCAATCTGATGAAATTAGGTCTTACAATTTCTCCACAGCCGATGTCGAGTAAGATGCCCCGATTACTTTCTAAGAGCTTTTTTAAGTTCTGCAATCTCTTTTCTCAGTTCAGCATTTTCCAAAATTAGTTTCTTGTGGCTTTTCTTATGCTCTATATGCTTGTCATACATAAGTAAATTCTCAAGGCGATTGTCTGACTTATCACCATTAATATGGTGAACCACTTCTGATTGTTTCAAATAACGCCCAAGATGTTTTTCCATAACCAAACGATGCTCCAATACATATGGTAGCATTCTACTGTGGGGATGGTCTGGATTGTATATAAGAATGTAACCAAATGAAGTTTTCCATCTACCACCCTTCCAATTAGCAGCATTCGGCCCTTTTCTATCTACTAAATCTCTGATTCTAGTTGCCTCATCATAACTTCTAGTCTGAATATTATGCTTAACCAACGCATAATGTACTGCGCCCTTTGAACATCCAGCCAACTTTGCAATTTCGATAGTTGAAAGAGATTTAGTTAAATACAAGTCTTCTAGCCATTGTTTATCATCAAGAGGCTTATACTTAGTTTTCCTACCACCAAAACATTCAGAACGCTTTCTTGCTGGTATTCCCCAAGCTATTGCCCATCTCCTAACTGTATGAGAGCACACACCAACCTCTTTTCCAATCTGCCCATCGCTCTTGCTCTTTCGTTCAGAGAGCAACCATTCCTTTGAGTAATCTCTATTTCTCTTTAGTTGTACCATGCTTTTCCTCCTTTATTTACAAGGAGTATAGCATAAATGTTCGTCAAGTCAAGACTATGAAGTAGCAAATCGTATTTGGTACGTAGCATTCACATCCTGATTACTTGCACAGCTACTAGACGTATAAGCATTTCCTGCAAACAACGTCCCCACCGTGTCACTATGATAGGTTACTGCCCACAGACCAATATTACTAATACTTTCTGTCGCTGTAACGAAGCTATCACTGGAACCAAAGGTGACTGTAAACTCCTCTGTGGTTGAACCGCTAGAGGCAGCACTTACAGCCTTCCTAATAGGTACAGTTCCAGTACCACTACATTCACTCAGCAATACTGTATTAGCAGCAGCCGGTGCACTTCCCTCTCCCAACGAGGCATAACCCACTTGCTTAGAGTTAGTGGTCTTGCCTAAGTTGGCACAGAGGAAGTGTGCGACACCAAGGTTAGTGATTTGGTTAGGCCCAGTCCATCCACTATCACCTGCTATCGTACCATCCTGATTTCTGATTCTCACCCTAGAGAACCCCTCGATTTTTACATTACTATGACTCATATTAACCTCCAATAACTTTATCTACTAAATCAGTGCAGTCATGTACGTCTATTTCTAAGTCTCTTGCATAAGATGACGGTGGAACTGTTATCGTGTCATCAGGTGTATCATTTGGAGCAGCCCCAAAATAATTGCTATGCTGTATTCTTATCTCTTCTAAGTAGCCATCGAAATACTGTCCGAAATCAGGATGATAACCTATATAGAGAGAACCTGCAAATGTATCTACGTCAGCAACATCAACATAGTTGACTTGAGTTCCATCTTTATATATCGCATACTCACTTCCTACTTTGCACGCAGCAATATGATGCCAATTAGTGTCTATTATTTCCCCTCCATAGCCTGTATTAATCAGGCTAGCACCTACTGACTGAACATAAAAAAGAAGTCCACTACCACTAACATGGAGAACTGACCAAAAGTTAGCATTATCTTCTCGTTGGACGATATACCGCTCAGTATTTGCATGGTCAGTATGTTTAACCCAAAAATCTATTATCCAATCGTCGGAATTACTTGCAAAAACATCCCAGTCAGCACTATCATCTATGTCTAGGTAATCACTATCTCCATCCAGTTGAAGTGATGTCGTCCCCCACTTCTTCTCAGTGTCCTCTAAGTGAGCAGTTGCATTGAAGTTGATGGTATGGTTAGAATCCGACTCATCAGTGGTGGAGGTATCTCCATCAGTTCCATCCAAAGAGAGCATCAATTTTGTATTACTATCTATTCCTGGCATCTCTACTCCTCAATAAGTATACATCCGCCATCTTGCAGGCATCTTCTCTTTTCTCTCTTTCACCTGCTTTTTAGCAAAGAAAACCTCTTCCTTGTACCATTTCTCAAAGCTAGGTGCTCTCTCATCATTGTCAGACCTAAGTAACATCCTGGCTGCATAAATACACGGAATATGACGAAACTCATCCGGTATTTTCGGTTCGCTTGCATCGCTAGAGAGGTCTGTATGTCTCCTCCGACCATAAAGATAAAGAGTATCACCCTGAGTATCGCAGGCAGGCCATATTCCTATGACATCTCGCTCCCTCGGAATCCACACTACTGGATCACCTGTAGTCTGATGCCAGTCTACATCCGCATCGTAATTGTCAGCATAAGGATACTCCTCGTCCATTTCCTCCATAGTCTTTTTGACGAGTGTATGTCTCTTTGTAGCACTCAGGTCATACCACTCAATTCTAGTAATTTCCTTCGCCTTCAGTGCAAGTTTATACCAAAGTTGGTTAGCAACGGTTACACGGGTAAAGTGAGTATCCTCAACTTCGGTTTTATCGAGGAAGTCAACACATCCGAGGTTGATTGTTCGCTCTACAAATGTTTCAACAAATCTATCGTAATTTCCTTCAAAAATTAAATTTAGAGTAAGCGTTTTCATATTGTCGAAAGTCATAGCCATTTGAGTCTCCTACTTAAAGAAATATGGCTGAATTATCTTTATCTTTCCCGGTGAACTTACTCCCTCGGTATCTCTGTCACTAAAATCTGTTTTACAGACGTTGTAGGTTTTAAGATTGTCAATTATACAGCTACCGTCATAACTCTGGTCGTAATTGGTTCCGATGTAAATATCACTAAGAATATTGGTATCTGCATTCCAACCAGTACTCGTACTGACTTCTTCAGTACCATTCCAATAGATAATTCCCGTCTTGCTATCTGGTAAGTCTGTGCCGGTTCTATCCCAAGTTACTGCTATATGTATTAAATCATTCAGACTCCAATCAAGACCAGTAGTTGTAAGGGTAACTGACGCACTCTCGGCACAAAAGGCGACTACAAAGTCATCAACGGCTCTATCAAACATCATAGAAATGCCAGCAGCTTCTCCCCCAACGAAATCGAACATACATGAATCAACGTTAGTAGTTTCCACATAGACAGTCATCTTAACCCAAAATTCTATGGTTCCCTTGGTGACGTTTATGTTATTTGTGCCAGTGGGAAACTGAGCAAAGTTACTTCTGTCAACGGTTATGCCATTTCCAAATTTACAAGTTGCATAGGTAGGCGATCCTGTCTCTACTCCCGCTGCGCCGAGTGAAGGCGAAGTAATATCACTCCCACTCTCGAATTTGCACCAAAGCTGTGGGGTAGCCATTAGGGCATATCCGTATAGTAGACCACATAACCATTGCCAGTTCCGCTTGCCTCTACTCTAAGAGCCGTAACAAAGGGAATTGGCTTTGGGAATATCACTCCACCATAGTGGTCAGAACCAGTAACAGTTATCTGTGGAATAAGTTGCGTACCACTCGTATCAGTACTATCATAGATATTAACTACAACATCAGTACTACCGTCTGTTTCTATAATTATCCCACCGAAATAACCTGGATTGGTAGTTATATTTGTGTTGTCGCTCTGTCTATCAGATGATTTGTAAACTTGTGTCAAAGCCATATCATTCCTCCCTTACCTTTATCCTCCGTCTCGCAAAAGCTATTTTTTGTAAATTCAAGTAGCCTAATTCCTTGAGACAATTATATTCTTCCTCTTGCGTGAGTGGATGTTTCTTAAAATCTATTCCACCCATCTTCTTATTTAACTTCCTCAGAAATTTTTGCTCGCTTCTTTCCTTGTCGTTCATTAGCTTTACAGTCCTTCCTGCTAAATCCGTATGGTTTCCAGTGTACTATCTCATCCCCAAAACTAGGGTCAACCCAGACTTCGATTCCTGCTGCAAGACACTTCATACAAAAGCCTAGATCCTCTCCCATAATTCGAGTGTCTTTCTTGTCTTTGTAAACAAAGAAAGGAAACCAAGGCTTTTCGAGTTTCCTAAAAACCTCTGTCTTGATGAGCATTATCCCCGTACCAACCGCATCCACCCTGAAGGGTTCAGTCTCCTCACAGTAAGGCCACTCACCCCATCCACCTCTTTCTTTGTCATAGTCATAGACAATCGGCCCTACCCTATCAGACTTCTTTTCCTTCGGATTCCATCTAGGCGTATAGTAAACAACCCCCATCACATCCTTATCTCTGGATACCAAGACTTTGAGAATACTGGGAGGATAGGACATATCTGAGTCTATCATTAGAAGATAGTCGCTATCGCTGTCGAGAGCATACTTAGCTAGGTTATCCCGATTCAAGTCAAGATAAGCGGTCTTAGTGTATTTTTCTAAGATTAGGAACTCGGAGTCATTTACCGCATGGATAGTCAAATCAACCCAAGCACGATGACAGGGCAAATCTATCGGTCGTCCCCAGGGCATTCCGATAGTGATTCTCTTTGGTCTTTGAAGAACCCGATGTCCAGGAATTAGAATCTTACCCATCTTCTTTTACAAACTTCTCGTAAATCGTAAAGCAATCATCAGGAACCTTATCCTGTCCGTTTAATTCTTTCAGCTTCTTCACAATCATCTGATTGGCTACCTCTCCTACCACCACTTCCTTGGTTGCATTAGCTATTTCTGGCTTCCATCTGAGTCCACCGTTTGGTGCTTCCTCAAAACCATATTCCCTCCATTCCTTTTCTGAGAAACTTAAATCCTCTTTGAGTTTCCTCAGAATCTTCAGGTTTGCAAAACTAGCCTCCCTAGGAAGAAGGTTGAGTATCGCAAACCTTTCTCCAATATTGAGCTTCATTCAGCTCTCCTTTCTTTTGTGGGGCTGAATTAAGGCTCAGCCCCCAGCCCTCATAAATCACAGTTCATTTCTATTTACTAAGCTACCGTCACAGCATTGTATAGCGGTATGTATAGAGTCGTTTCGTTAATGAGAACTTTCAAGCTACTATCACAGGTTGCTGTCTGATTTGGAGTTCCTCTCGTTGTACCAACTGGGGCTTGGTCATAAGCAGTTTCGTCAAAGTGGAATAGACATGCCCAACCACTCGAACTTGTCTCAAAGGATGCCCACGCATGTGGTACACTACATCCAGTTGTGGAGAAAATTGTATATTCTTCCGCATTTGCATGTCGATTGACAGGATCAATCTGGTTATCCAGCCATATTGCGGCCGCTTTTGACCCGGAAGCCATAGTCGCATTAACTTCAGCATAAACCTTCGCCCAAACACCATACATATTTCCAGCGAGTTTAGCACCTGCCGTGTGTAGACCTGCTATAAACTCCGCAGCTTTAACATTGGTAGGGCCATCGCCAGCTGTGGTACGAACTTCAGCTAAACCAGCAATAGGTATGATGCCCTTGCTTTTGGCTGTCATTAGGCATTGAAACAAGCCACGGTCATAACTTGAACCATCATCATCGGTTGTGCCATAGAACCTTAGCATACCACTCTGATGTTCATCTGTGTTTGATACTGGGTCGGCATAAGTACCAGCTCGTAAAAAGCAAGGCCCGCCAGAACCAGTATGGTCTATCGTAACATCTGAAAAATCAATAACGTCATCCGTGAATGTGCCACTGAAACTTTGAGTATTTGTAAATGTGTTAGCCTTATCCAATAGAGGAGCGGCATAGTAAATCATATCCGCACATTTATCGAAGATATGACTTACTCCTTGTTTTATGTACTCATTACGAGCATAGGAAAGTCTCGTAGTTGTCGCTGTAAGTCCCATTTTATTCCTCCTTGTCCTTTAATTGAGACTCCCCCGGAGTCCCCGTATTATTTTTTACTTCTCTAATCTCATCTTTTGGATGTTTTTGCATCCACTGTCTCATCTGCTCGATTTCCCAAGGGTCTTCTGTCGTGAATTTATAATCCCGAAACGCAATAACTGGATTCAGATTTATCACACGACCATTCTTAAATCTCCCAATGGAAAGATTCAAGTGTAACCTCTTGGATCGAGAAGTAATAAAAGTGACTTTCATTTCACACTTTTATGTTTTGTTGCTCTGTGACCCCTGAGCTTTGATTTCGCCTGCGCTTGAGAAGTAGACGATTCAGCTATCCAGTCACAGTCAGGCTCAGGACACTTCTCAATGTAAACCATCTTTTCCACTTGAGGTTCAAGGGTTGCTTCGGAAATTCTCAACTCTGGTTCTCCAACAACTTTCCTTGCTTCCTCGAGTTCCCTCGTAGCTTCAAGAGCTTTAGCTTCCTTTTCCCTCAAAATATCCTGTGGGGTTTTAGAAACTATCTCTTTGATTCGATTGCGAGGACGGTTCTCGATATGATCCCTGATAATCTTTATTTCTTCGGGGTCGCTAGTAACGTATCTATGCTTACGAAACCTTATCCAGCTCGTAGGCGTTACCTCACTTACCGAACCCCCAGGAACGGCTCTCTGAATAGTCGCTCCTTTTTTCTTGACAATATTCAGGTTGCTTGAACCTGATGTGAAGATCACTTGTTTTGACATGTCATCTCCTCTTTGTTATTGGGGGAGGATAAATAAGCCTCCCCCATGTTGTTATTCTTATCCAACTCCAGTAATTCCATCTGCTATCGAGTGTCTCTTTGCATTACCCATCTCAATGGTAAACTGACACTGGAACCCATCTTCTCGCTGGTTCAAAGCCTGCTTTGCAGTCTCAAGGTTAGTGTACAGTTTTACAGTCTGATCCACATACCAGAAGAATTTAATATCAGCTAAGTCCAGTGCTACAATAGTACCCTCATAGTCAGTCTCACCCGAAGGAGAGGCTTCCAGTACTCTAGTGGCATCCACGATATAAGCCATTCGACCAGCTAGAGGATACTCTGTGATGTTAAGTCCATAGCTCTTATCGCTAGGAACCATCTTCAGTTTTCCTCTTGCCCAGTTGTCAATTGCTTGAAGTCCATATTTCCCACAGAAGAGATAGAGTGTATCCGTATACTTGAAAGCATCGAACAGCCAGCTCTGGAATGCACTCTCAGTCAAAGCTCCATTAATGTCGGTATCCGTTGATTCTCCATCGGGAGAGGTTGCATTTCCGATGTCCTTCATGTAGTACAGAAGCCCGCCATTAAAACGATGAGCTTGAGCTGAATCTGCGCTTATTGGGCCAGTACTCTTTAAGAGACGTATCCCATGCCACAGATGATACTCCAAATCTCTGGCAAATTCTCTTCCCTTCTTATTGTGGAGTCTTTCCAGTTCTTTTCCGCCGTGCATGGCATTAACCATAGTCTCACGAGTTACCTTGAAAGTCCTCTGTAGGGTAGTAGTCAAATTATACTGAGGAGTGACATTCCCCTGATAGGGAGTTACTCCACCAGAACCTTCACCAATGGAAGGACCCATGATGAGAACATTTTCACCAGCCGTTGCCTCACCACTTCCATCATTGATAACAGAACAGTCAAGACTTGCATCATCTACAGCTCCAGAGATAATTCCAACCCATCCGGTCTCAGGAATCTTTACCACATCCCACTGATGGAAACGGGCATAGCTACTAGAAACGGTAACAGTTGCTCCATCACTAGCAAGGGTAGCTCCCAAAGTATCCCATCTATTGTCCAGCTCCTCCTGATACCAATAGTGAACAACACTATTTACAGTTCCCCTTTTTGATATTTGATTCGTGAGAACAGTGAGTGGATTTATCTTGGCATCGAGCTTGTTTATCTCTTCGGTAAAATCATATTGTAAACGCTCTTCGGTTGTTATATCAGCTAAATCTTTCATAGCCATCTTGATTTACCTCCGTTAAAGTCTTGTATTATCACCAGCACCTAGTACTTTTTGTACGTATGCCTTTTGCTTGTCTGTCTTTGGAGGTTCTACAGATGATCCCTCTACATGGGATTCTCTGTCAGCATCGGTAGTTTTAGCAAGATTTTTATATGACTTTCCCAGTACCTTATACTTCGCAGCGATATAGGGATTATCATAATTAGCCAAGTTCTTATCCTCTCTAAGCTCTTTTTCAATGTCAGGTTCGATTTTGTCAAAGAGTTCAGGATCTTCCCGTCTTGCAACTTCGGCTAGGAATCTAGCTTCTTGCCCACCCTGCGTTTTCTTCATTCGTTTGTTCTCCTCTTTGAGCGTAGTAATCTCCTCTCTTGCGAGACGAGCATCTTCGCTGTAGGGACTAACAAAGTTATGAAGCGCAACGAGTGGATCTTTGTTGAAGTCCTCTTTGAATTTCTCTGCCATTGCTTTTCTTTCATCAGCAGTTAGCGGTAGAGGTACATCTGGTTTCTTTTGTGCCTCAGCTATGCCTTCGAGCTTTGCGAGTCGCTCTTTTGTATCAGAAAATTCTTGGCTTCTCTTTGTATCTCTCACCTCTAATTCCTGATACGCCCTGAGCAAATCATCCTGAGATTTGAACTTTCCTGCTATAAGTTCCTTTCCTCCCTCGTCTTTCTTGTCTCCCTCAGTCTTGTCTTTGGTTGTTCCTTCTTCGGAGCCAGGATCAAGATTGTTGAGTTTCTTGTCTTCAGCCATTTTTATTTTTCTCCTTATTCTTCTTTTCTTCTCTCACAGCCTCTTCAATCTTCTCAGATTCGGCTATGACATTATTCACTCTATTAATAACGCTGTTTAGACCTTTAATTAGTCCCTGCTTTTCACAGGCTTTACCGGCTTCCTTGATAAGATCCATATTTGCCAATTCGTTTTTCAAACCCTGCTTGCGAACTGCGATATAACCCATAATGTCCTGCCAGCCTTTCGTGGCGACAGTAACTTTAAGTCGTCTGGCAGTATCCAGAATTCTTTTATCTTGTTCTGTTATCATTTTGGCCCAGGTGGAGTTACCCCCATACCCTCTCCCATAGTAGCTGCTATCGCTTGGGATAATTCTCTTGGTGCTTGTCTCTGAGCACCCGTAGCACCCCCAGGAGGCACACCAGGAAGTTCGCCTGTCTCTGGCAGGATTTTATCAATATCCGATTGAGGAATATTGAATCTTTCGAGAAGTAATTTCCCCAATTCCTGAACTTTTACCTCTGCCTGCATAGAAAGAAGAGTCTGAATAGCTTGGACGAATTGCCCCCTCTCAACATCCGCAATAACTTCTGGATTTATGGGAGAAGGCTTAAACTCAAAGATAAATTCTCCAGCAATATCGCTTTTCGATATATCAAAGTATTCACCCCTTGCTCTTGCGTCAGCATCGTAGACAAAGGGAGCTGCTATTGACTCTTTCAAGAATTGCTGGTCAATTGCTGAAATCCAAGCAGCAAGTTCTTGCATACCAAGCCAGATAGAAAGAAGATTATGAGCTTGAAAAATAGTATTCCCCGCTGCTTGCAGACGAGCTATTCCAGTAGCAGTTTCTCTTTGCTCTGGTGCTCTACCCATCCAGTATTCGTGTAAGCCCAACCTATTCTGAATTTCCTTCTCAATCTCAGCAGCTTCCCTGTAAACATGTTCGGTAACAAAGGGAACACCCTTGTCCCATAGTTGCCTTACAGCATCGAGATCATCCATTCCAATCATTGCATTTGGCTTAACAGGAAGTGATTTGATGTCTATATCCACTCCCTTGAGATATTTCATAGGAGGATTCAGAATAAGGTTGACGTTATCAAATCTTTGGTTCTTAATGTGAGCCAGCTCCCTTATCATAAGCTCAACGCTCTCTATCCTTCCGGTTCCCCAGAATGACTTGGGATGAGGCCAGTCAATCATCACCATGAACGGTAAATCCTTCTTCTTCTCATAGGGAAAATCAGTATCTCTAAGAACTATCTTTCTCTCACCTATGGTAACGACTCGTTTGTTGATGCGATCCCAATATTCCAGAATCTCGTAAATGTTTTCTTTCTCTTTGGTAGTCCAGGTACTACCCGCACTCTCCTCTGTGTGTTCTGCGATATGAGTTCCACCTGGCTTTTTAAGGAGTTCAACAGTATTTTTGTAGGTAGACTTCCTCGATCCTTTCCAGGGTTTTCCCATTTCTTCTATATACTCACGAGTCCGAAGAGACCTCTGCATGGCCCAAGGTATTTCGTAAATAGTGTATCCTCCAGTGGGGTCAGGAGAAGGATAAAAATTCTTAGGATTTATATACTCACACTTAAAACATTTCTCCTGTCTATCCCACATAGGCTTTCTGATAGCACTACCGTAGATGAGTTTATGTTGAATCCAGCGTACTATATTGAGAAGCATCTTGGGTTGGTCTACCCGGAGCATCAAGAGTTCTTGCTGAAGTTTCGCTGCATTTTCATACTTCTTTCTACGACCTCTCACTCCCCAATAGGGTTTCTGACCAAATATGACAGCCATTTCTTTAGCAAGAACATAATCAACTCCAGCCTGCGCCCAAGCTGGCATAATAGCGGAAAGACCCTTAGCGTCTCTCTTTTCCAATTCAGCAGAAGTACCATTGTAATAATTCTCCCATTTATCAAACGAAGAATGTAATTTAGCTTCGTCCTTTTTATCTCTGGCTAGTGCAAATTTCTCTTCTACTTCCTTGACTAGATTTTTTTCTTTCAATGTTACTTTCTCAGTCACTTTCGCTTACCCCGCTTTTTCTTCTTGGTCGTCTTTTTCCTTGGCAATCCCTTTGGACTTTGATGATTAATAAACTCACAAGCAACTCTTTTCGATATTCCACGATACCCACTGGGATAATTCCCTTCGCAGATGCCTTTCATTAACTTAAATTGTGCTTTTGACTTTGCTGGCAATTACTTTCTCCGTTTTCCCGTACTTCTTGCCTGTCTACCAAATAAATATTGCTTTTTAGCACAGGGTGAGCATGGACGCTTTGCGTGTTTCTTGTGTTTTGGCATAAAATCTCCTAATAACCAAATAATGCATCTACGGGTTTTTCAACCTTAATTTTGGATATATCCAAACCACCAGAAGGTTTAATAATTTCAAGGTGCATCGCTAGTGCATCAATCAAATCGTCACTCATTTTTGCGTGGGGGTAAGAAATTATCTGTTGGTACATCGCTTTCATATATGGCCCTTCTGGAACCCACTGTTCCTTCCCACCAATGGTGATTTTCTTACCCTTGAGAAAAATCTTGCCATCGGCAAACCAGGGTTGAAGAGCAGAGATTCTGTCCTCTTTTTTCTGAGTTCTACCATAGTGCTTCAGTTCCTCGACTCTTACCTTCGTTCCCCACTCTCTACCCTTTCTCTCAAAGTTCTTGGCGAGTGCTCCACGAAAATAGTTCTGCTCAATACCCAGTCGCCTAATTTTCAGAAAGATGTAAGCATTGAAAGCTACATTTACTATGTCTTCTGGCTTATAACGTTCGTAATAGCCTTCGAGACAATAGATATTCTGAGTCTTGTCTACCCTGACTGGTACAACTGCGGTTTTGTCGCCTCCTGCTCCACCTGAACCGGCGGGGTCTATGGTCATGTAGTTAGTGCCTTCAGGAAGATCCTCATTCTTCTCGTACCACTCAATGTCATCTCGCCCAAACATAGTGGCAGAAGGATTAATGGGATCGTTGTAATATTGGCAACTGCAAAAATAAGGATCTTTCGCTTCGAGTCTCTTCAGGAAGTCTAGGGAAATCATCTCTGGATAATAAGGTCTACCGTCTTCGTTTATGGCAGAGTGAATGAGAACATCGTACTCGTCAGCCTCATTCTCAAGGATGTACGAGTAAAGATCGTCCATATCCTGTCGAGTGCCGATGACCAACTTTCTCCCCTGTTCTCCCACCATAGGCTCAAGCTCCTTGTAGTGCTTGATAGCCTTGGATAAGGATTCGATACTTGCTACGCTATCAGGGTCAACCAAGTCATCCAGAATCATAAGTTTCGGGTGATAGGATACTCTGGTAGAATCAACCCCAGAAGTTCCAATAGAAGGGTTAATTTCCTTTCCCCTGGGAGCCTCACGAATAGTGAGAGAATAGTCAGTCCATCCCCTCTCAGACTTCCAGTCACCAAAGGTCTGCTTAAAGAGATTATTACTTTCGCATATACCACGAATTTGAGAGAGCATCTTGATAGATAAAGACCTCTCTACCGAGTCAATGAGTACAGTCATGCCCGGATCGAGAGCTAATTCAAAGAGCGTATAGCCGATGGTAACGCAACTGGTCTTTAAGCATTTTCGGGGAATGAGAATAAGTTTATTTCTTTTCCCACTAGACCAGTCCATTACGAACTTACAGAGTTCTATATGCGGCTTATCCTCCATTCCAATATGAGGATCATAATTTGCCGAGTTAAAACCGAGAATGAACTTGTCGAAGAAATAGAGAGAACCTAGAGCCTTGTCCCTCAATTCTTCGATTGTATAGGATTCCATACATCCCCTCGGCTACTTAACTCGCCGTCACGAGCTACCTGCTCATCACCAAGCCATAGACCGGCTAGCTTGATAGTCACCTAGAGCAGAGGCGAAAATCCCTTAACCTACCCCTAACCTCCCTGACCGAGAGAGAGCAAATTCCCACTTTATAGTTTTTTCCCCTTCCGAAGTACTTCGAGGCGGTCACATCCCACGCCTAAAATTCCAATAAAAAAAGCGGCCAACTTAGCCGCTCGTGCACTAGTCTATTTTTCTCCCTACGAATAGACTAAAAATTTTCTTAGTCTAATGGGATAGACTTTAGCGACTAAATTGACCGCTCCGTTAAATCCGAGAAGGTCAAACCTGAATGTCAAATACTACTTTTTGGTCTTATAAAAAACTTCTGGTTCTCTTTTGCGTGCTCTGTTTATGAGAATAGTAATCTCGGCAAAACCATTCCGCCATCCGTCTATGACGGCAGCTCTTACTTTATCGAGACAATCTTTGAGTATCCGCTTATCAATATCCTCAGACTTACAATTACTATTATATACGGATTTTTTAATTGTCAACCCCTTAGTTTTTGCCAATTTGGTATATAAAATAATGTGGTCTAAAGCCATTCAGATTTACAAGATGATTTATCAAATTCTGCTCCATCATAAATGCCATACCAGAACCATCAATTCCTCGTTGCCTATTCTGTTCAACTAATCCCACAAAGACCTGCTGACATTGTACCTGGCCTATGGGAGCAGTATCGGAAAAAAGCTCAGGAACCCAGCGATAAGGCCAATAGCGACCAGTGGCTTCAAGAAGATTCATTGATTTCATTCCTTGCTTTACCATTGGAAAATGCACGGTAGTAACCTATCCGTCCATCTGCAAATTGAAGAATAGACCTCCAATCTTGAACCCAAAATAGAGCGTAAATCACATCATGGACAACATGAAATAACCAGGGCACGCTACATTCATCCATGATGACATGAATAAATTCGTGTACCAAGGTAAGTGGTTTACTTAGCCATGCACCCATGGAAAGATTCACTACAATATGCCATTCACCGTCTATTACTTCAGCTACGCCACTATAACGCAATCCAGTCTCCTCTTCGACAATATCCTTCGCCCATATTAGTTTCATTTCTTCAAATGCTCCTTCCTGTGCATTTTATCATAAAACTCTAACTTCTTTACTCTTTTGGGGAGTTTGTCGAGAAGGATGAGGTGGTCAATGATTTCGTTGATTTTAAGAACAATATCAAGCTCCACCAAGGTTCCAGCTCCGGTTCTTATGCTCTTATCAAGTTTTTCCATGAGTTACTCACTTCCTGGGAAATAGCCCACAGGAAGACTTGCTTTGAGGTGAGGATTTTCAAGCTCATCATAAGTCCTCGGACCCCCAGACCAGTCTAGCCATATATGATTACAAGCTCTTTCCAAGCATTCAAATCGCTTGCCATTCCATTGAATAAATATACTCTTACATTTAGGACACTTTTCATCTGTTTTGCTCATATCATCAGCTCCTTTCTAATTTAAGACAAACCCCCACTTCCAGATGGGATAGACTGCTAAAGAAAGATAAGAGACATATTCTCCATTTCTCCAAAGACTCATAGCTCTTTCGTGATACCAGAGACGAGGGGGAAAGAGTCTGTCGTTGTAGAATAGCTTACGATTGGAGACTGTGAAAGTAGACAAGGGATATTGGAAATGAGAAGGATCTATGGGTTACTCCTTGTCGAAACTTGGAGGTGGGGGGAGTCGAACCCCCGTCTGGGACAGCCCATCGAACCATCACCCCCACTTCATGCGCCCCCAGTTATAATGCTTTAATTTCGGTATTGATACAATTACCTATTTTTTCTGCCCAAGTCTCAGCTTCTTCATTTGGTAGTCCAGCAACAATACTCCTAAGCTCAATAAGTTCTTTGATATACACTACATGTTCAATAGCATCTGTCATTGAAACCTCCTTGAGTTTCAGAAAATTACTAGGTCTTAACCTTCGTTGTCAGCTAGAATGTCCTCTATACATATATCGGTATCCCATTGTGCAATGTAAAACTTCGTAGTGCAACCATTCACAACTCCAAACAGAATCGGGTCTTCGACTTTAGCGATGTAGCCAATTTCAAACTCATCGAAACAGTTCAATTCCTTAGCTTTCTCAAGTTCCGTCAGTACGTCTACCGGCGGAACTTTGCTAGTTGTGCAAATTGATTCAAAGGTGAGTACATCATAGCTACCATCCTTGGAATGCGTTTTCTTAAAGAGTTTCTGATTGAAAGCAGCAATTTTCTCTTGCCTCACATACCTAAAATGCTCATAGGCAATTGCCAACTTCCTCTGTAAGTTCTTTACTTCCTCATCCTTCTCAACTACCCTTTTGAAGCCTAACTTTTTTAGCCTTCCTTGTTCTTCCTCTTTTAGACCTCTTAGTGCTGTCTTCACTCTTCTCCTCCTTGTTTTTTGCTACCCTCTCATAATAGAGGACATTATTTTTGTTTATCACATACTCAACACCAACTGCATCTACTATATGAACCATCTCCTTTTCCCAAATGTACGTAACATTCTGGATAAGTAGCTTCTCACCTCCCATAAAGTGAATAATCTGGTGGTGGCTAACTTCTCCTTTGGGGTGATTACATTGTCGTTGTTTGTTTATGTCAATCATGGTGATGTAGTTCCATTAATCATATCATCTTCAATAACCCAGGGACTAAGAGTAGATGCAACTACGCTTGTAGCGGTAAGGGGTGCAGTAGAAGCAAACATCCAGTCGCCCATACCCGAAGTGGTAAATGTTCGTCCAGTAAGAAACTTCTTCAAATCTTCATCTATCCTTTCACCTTGCTCAAGTTCGTGAAGTAGGTCTGAGGGTTTTAATTTTTTCTTCATAATTTTTTACAATGGTCTGCTATGAGTTCTCCGAGAAAGGTAACGCTAATTCCCCATTTCTCGGCGAGCCACTTAAAAGTCTCTCCATTTTTATGAATCTCATAGCAGAGAATCTCTCCGAAGCTACCACCGCAACCAGTAGGATGATGAGTATATAGTTCTTCTATGGTGTTACGAAAAGACTCAATCCGAGCTTTCAAATCTTTGTTCATAGTATGTGTGTAGTACCTTATTTATTTCACTTTTCACTTGGGGTTGGCTCCCCCCTCTTCTTCTCCCTCGCAATGATCCAGTCCACCACAGCAGATAGCCTATCCTCAATCCTACACAATCTTGTCTCACTTAACTCAGCCTCGTCAAACTCTACCTGTTCCTGACGTTCTTTACTGCCATACCAGGGTTCCAGCTTCTTCATAGTCTTATCTCTCCTTTGATTTACTCTGTTCTTTATCATGCTCATCAAGCCAGTCCACTACAGCATTTAGTATCGTACTCATTTGTAGCAGGAAATTAGCTAACTCTGGTTCGTCCTTCAGTATCCGTATCTTCCTTGCATCAAGATAGTACTCATCACTTACTTTGGCGATATTTGCCATTTATTCTCTCCTTTCATTATGTTCCGATAATGGACATTATGTAAGCCAAACTGAAATCGCTCTAACCCTCATGAACATTGACACTTCGATACCAAACTACGGTCAGACAACCACATACAGGACAAGTCGGACTAATAACTTTCGTTTGGGTCGAACCACTAATGTTTATTGTAGTCTTACAGTTACCACAAACTCCAACTGCTATCAAAACCATCATTGTTCCCCTCCTTTCTCATATTCCCTCTTCATAATGTCCATCTCATACCCACATTTAGGACACTTACTCAGTGGGATGGTGACATTAACGACCATCTCTCGCTTTTCAATCACAGTTTTGAGGATACCAGCAGCTTTAAGCAATAACTCGATATGTTTGAGCATAACAGAGTAATCCTTTGCAGATATAGTGTCACTCTTGGCTAATAGCTCCAATTTCTTCTTGGTAAGCTCACATAATTGGGGGAGATCAGCAATTAAGGGTTCCAGTTTGACCAACTGCCTGTCAGTGAAATTACCTTCTGACACTATCTCACCGGCGTGGTGCTTCGCCATACTCTCACTATATCCAGCCTCCAGGATACTCTTCACCTTACTCCCAAAGGTGCTACTCTTCGGATCAATATATTTAGCAACAGCTATCTTCTTCTTCAAACTAACTCTCTTCTTCTTAGCTTTCTCTTTCTTCATTATCCTTTCTTCTCTCCCCAAGATTAAGACTCTTATCTCCCCCTATAGTCCCCCTCTTTTCTCGGGGCAACCTAGAAATAATCAAACCGTAATTGTCTATATTCTTTTTCCATTCTTTGTTGTTGTTCTTTCCTATATTCTTCTATCCATTTCTCTAAATCCCGATAATACCTATCATGTTCCTCTTGGTTCTTAAATATAAGTCTCCCAACATAGCTCACTCTATCATCTTCAATGTATATCATTATTCTGTCCACCCAGCCCATTTTAGTAGTCTTTTCCTTAAACCCCTCATTCTAGCTTCCCATAATCTACGATAATACTTAGCTCTCTTAAAATACCCAGTTATCTCTCTCAAGATGTTCTCTTCTTCCTTCTTCATCTTACCCCTAATTCTATTATCCATCTCTTCCAAGTCAAGAGGTCTTATCTTCTTCTCTTGGTCTTATCTTAAACTCTTAGTCTTATCTTATCTTAATTAATTAGTTTCTATATATTAATATGGGTGGATATGGCAACTTGACATATTGGATGATCTGTGCTATGATCCTTTCAGTCAAAATGAAAGGAGTCACCATGACCTGTCCTAAGTGTGGCAAGCGAATGACCAAGACGGAAGGTGGTTGGGCTCATGTTTACGATCTCTCCCATTACATGCAAGAGGGGGAGGAGCTATGCACTCACTTTGTCAGAGAGAAACAGCATCACGATAAAGGAGGCTAGACAATGACCAAGAAAGAAGATGAAGTCTATGTTTTGCCCTGTCCTAAGTGTAAGGGACTTGGTAAAGTGACAGTAACTCATTTTGGCACATACAATATATCGTTTTCAGTTAGACTTCTTCCATGTCCTAAATGTAATGGTACTGGTAAAGTAAGGCGGGCTAAGGCAGATCGCCTTCGGTTGAAGGAGGCAAAAGGATGAGAGAACTACTAGGCGCACTGATACTAGGAGGTCTATTCGCCCTCGTGATCTTGGGAGGCTTCCTGGTACTGTTCCACTTCTACTTGACTACTGTGTACTAGAGGATGTCACGATAAGGGGAGGTGAGGAAGGATGACAGCAAAGAGACAGTATCTAGTCAATGAAGATGTCTTGGCGAACTGGCGAAATAGATTGTCAACAGCAAGTCGCTATCCCAAGGTGCTGGAAGGAACAGAAGAAGCGTTGAGTGATGTAATAAGATCAATAGACTCAATACTGGCTAGTGGGAATTATCAAGAGGAGTAGAAATTGTGGGTAGAGAGAGGGAGGGGGAACAAAGTGACACACACTAAAATAATGGAGGCTACAATGAAAAAGACAGGAGTCGTCTGTCCTCAATGCGGGAGAAAAACTGATGAAAGTCCTTGCTGGAATTGTAATTATGAGTTTCCCGATCAAGAAGAGAAACAAACCAATGTCTCAAATCAAAAGAAGTGTCCTGAGTGTAATGGACAGGGAAAGCGTAGAAATTATGCCCGTGTTAGTGTAGGTTGGGATTCTTGTCTCAACTGCCACGGCACTGGAAAGGTTGAAAAGTAGCAAATAAACCAAAGGAGGACAAAGACATGAGTAAATCATATTATTGTCCTAACTGTGGAGCTAAATTAGTGCAAGAAAGGTTGGGTAGGCAATGGTGTCCATATTGTGACATATTATATGATGTGCCTAGTGATGAAGACCGGCCTAGATCTATATCATGGGGACACTAGCAAATACAATCAAGGAGGGGGAGATGACTTGTCGGATATGTCATAAACAAAAAACACTATCAAAATGTGATATGTGTTGTACTTGTTACGAGGCTTTCATACAAGGATTGAGTCGAATGTTTTATAGAAAGGAGCAAACCAATGACAACCAAAACGCCAACTCACACTAGATACCTCAAGATCCATGATGATGTCTGGGAGGCATTAAAAAGGGAGGCTGAGGGGGATCATAGAACAGTCACTAACCTGGTGCAGAAGATATTGGGGGAGTGGGTGAGGGGGAGAGGCTAGTCAGTCTCCTCCACTTCTATATCAGTCCTCGGCTTGTTCTTATCCGTCAGCAATTCCCACTTCACCTTAACCCAGTCATCTCTATCATCTGCTATTACTCTACCCACAAGGCCATCCATTAAAAATTTAGGTGAATAGTTATCGTAATCACGCTTGAGTCTTTCTACTCTGAAATAATATTTGATCTTGATATTGGCTTTTTTGATAAGCCGGGGCAGTTTCGTCACTCCACATTCCTCAATCAGAGCCAGCATTACCTCACCATCCCAATCTTGCTTGTAACGAGCTTTAATAGCCCAATGTCCATGTATCCACTCATTAAGAGACGGGTGAGTGAGTTTAGAGATAATGAGCTTAATTTTTCTCATGTACCCATTCCTTACCGTTCCAGACTTTGTTGTATTTTTCCCACATTACAAATATTAACCATAACTGTTCTTGGCTATTAAATTTTTGTTCTGCAATATACCTTGTTGTATTATTTTCCCTCAACCACTCTGCAAAAACCCAAGTAAGACCATAACCTTTTGAAATTGAACCATATATCTCCTGCAACTGGTCTTGATGAGGAAGAGCTATCCAAAACTTGTCTGAACTACGGCGACAGTCATCTTTGTCATATCTACGCTGATTCTCTGCTTGATTCCAACCTCCCTTGTGTGGAGCTTCTCTAATCTTCCGCCACCTAGGACACTCTACATCACCCTCATATCCCTCAGTAAGCAAGCATTTATGTTCTACACAGTATCCCTGAAAACGCCAGTCAGCAATACTTCGGTAATTATTATCTACCTCGTGCATTATCTTCTGTATCTCCCCTGCCTTCTCACACTGCAAAATATATTTAGGTGTGGTGTCCATTTTTACCCCCCGTCTCCAATACTTTCGGATTCTCATGGATGTTGCCGATTACTTCAATTTCCCTCAACTCATTTTTCATTAGTGGATACTTTAAGCCATAATCTCCACACCAAGCGGCTTGATCCAAATCAAATACAACAAGATGTGGTCTCGCTCCATTGCGACTATGGTGAATTATCAGATTGGATTCCCAAATCTCCTCCCCATTCTTATCCTTGAGACCAGCATATTCTCCCAATGTCTCGCCATCCAATTGTCCATCTTCAATACCATAAAAAAAATTATGAAGTCCGTTGTCTGATGAGTAAACCCAACATTTATCCATAGGGTCTATTGCTCTAAACTTTATTTCTCTCATCTTTTCCCTCCTTTACCATTTTTTCCCACTCCTTAGCATACGCTTTACTTTTCTTATCATCAAGAGTTATTATCTTCCAGGGCTGAGATATTTCAGCTTTCTCGATAGCCCCAAGAATATCGTTGTAAGTCCAGCCTATGTCGTGACAGCCATCAAAGTATTCTCTAGCTCTGATGATACCGGCAAGACCAAAGAGCTTTCTAACCTCTGGAAATTTCTTTTGATACTTAACCATAAGTTTATCAATGTTTGTAGTATTATTCTTAATCTCCTTCTCCTTCTCCTTCTCTACTGTAACTTTTGGTTGTAACTTTCCGTTGTAACCTTTGGTTGTAACCTTTTTTCTGTAAGGCTTTTGTCTAGCATAGTCCGACTGATATTTTTTCCAGTTAATAATTGTAATTTCATTGTCTTTTCCAATTGAAATACGGTCAGTTTTGACCAACCTACCCTTGGTAGCTACCCATAATTGACGGGGTAGGTTAAGCATTTTTGCTATCTGATTGTCCGAAAAGCCCATGGTTGGGGTTATTGCGATCAGTCCAAAATCACCATAAGCGGAATCGGCAGCCAAGGCCAACAGATCCATCCATATTCCTCTTAGCTCTGGCTTCTCTTGTCTAATACTACCCCTCAACCATTTCTCGGAGAATATCTTTATCCATGTTCTACGTCCCATAACTACTCCACTTCCGTATGTCCAAGAAAAAATTTATGTCTTCTATTCCATACCTTGTCTATCTTTTCCTTCCACCATTGATGAGCAAACTCAGTATCTATGAGCTTACCTGCTTTCATTACCGATAAGAGGATTCCACTTTCTTGATGTCTCACCCAAGTATCTGCTCCCTTAGCTTCGCTTTTCTTACTATAATTCCGTTTTACTCTTGCCTCAAAGAGCTTCCTCGTCAGCCTTCTCCTGAAAACCTGTGTAGGATTTTTCTTTTGATAAGGAATTTGAAATTGTTTTATCAGCTCATACACTTTAGATTTACTCAAACCCAAACGATCTCCCACCTCTCCAATAGTTAGTCTCTTACCTAGCCTCTCAATTTCAGTGCAAACATCCTTTGTTACCATAATTCACCTCGTAAAGAAATATAGAACACCAAGACCAATTACCGCAACGACTACACCTTCGACAGCATGAGTAAGTTCATTGATTGCAGTAACTATTTCTGCTATTTCCATTTTTCCTTCCTTACCATAATTCCTCCATGTTTATTATGACATTGCCATTCTGTATTACAGGCCGGGTGAGCTTTCCCTGTCCCCTCTTCAGCCACTTCCCCAATATGTCCTTTCCGGCTATATATACACAGGCAATTTTCTTGTGGTGGACTTTCCTGTACCCTGGATATGGTGGATCTTGTGTAAATGCAACCATCATTTTGGAGCCATTTGTGTGGACATAGCAATAATCATATTGGGAAATCTGTAAGTCTTTGGCTATTTGATGCCTGAAATATATTATTCCGTCCCCCCTAGCGTTTCTGACGATACTCAGGCACTTCCCATCCTTTCCCGGGTCACAGAGTTCCCAATCAGTATTTGTCATTCATCTATACCTCGTCTTTATCCCCATCACATTATTTCTCGGCAATATCTCGGCAGTATCTGTTCCAGGCACAATAATCACTTTCTGCTTCTCCTTCACCTCAATACTCCAACCTTTCTTCATATACACATCTCTAATAGTCTGATATGCCTTCTCAGCAATAATAGGACGAGGAAAGTAGGTTGAGTCCACTACTTTCCTACCAGTCAGATGTAGAATCTTACGCAGTGGGCCTTTACGGAGGACTATTTTGGCTTCCATTTCAACGAGCTAATGTAATCATAACACCACTAGCATAGGCAATAACACCTATAGCTATCCGAATTATAAATGATTTCCCATCCCTATTTCCCCACCCAATCATTACACCCGCTATAACACAAAACAAAATACCCAATGTATACATCTCACACCTCCGGCTTCTCTTTCCCTGCCTCCGTACCGAAGTAGAAGGCAATCACTGCAGCAGCCAGCGTAATCAACTCAGTAGGTACACTTATCTCAGTCCCATAAGCAATCTTACCAAACAG